CCACCAACAAGCATCAAAACCTTCCAGCCACCTTTAGCCTCAGACAAAGTTTTGTCAATGGCCGTCAGCGTTACCTGCATAGCCTTCATGTTCTCCAACATCCTGTCCATATCATCTTGCAAATGCTTGATGTCAGACGCATGCGTGGCTAACTCTCTGGCTGTCTGAATAGCGTCGTCAGTCATACCATCCGCCCTTTTGTCTTGCCCTTGGTGGCGCAGCCATCAGCCGCAGTTACATAGCCCCCATCCTTACAGTTCCACGCCCTAAGTGATTTGTTTATGCGTGAGTCTGGGTCGTTGGCCGTCTTTGCGCTGGTCAGCTTCTTTTTCATCCCTTCCATCCTCGCACAGAAAGAGTCGCGCCGGGAGCCTCCTTCTGGCTGGGGCGGTTTCAAATTCATACCTTGCGCTTTGGCGGAGGCTCGCCCCTTGGCGTTCAAGCCGCCTTTGGGGTTCTTGCCTTCCTTGCGCGTCCATGCTGGTGATTTTGCCATAATATATGTAATGTATTATGTTTTTTAAAGATTAGCAATCTTGTGCGCCAGCGTACTGAGTGAAAGTCTTGAGCACGTCGTAAATCGCAGGGATCAGATCGCCTGACAGGTCTTCCATGTTGATGTAATGGGCCTGTTGTTGGATGCTGGGCCAACCTGCTCGGCGAGCTTCTTCCGTGGCGTGAATCTCGACCTGCACCTGAAGCTGGTCTTTTGTGCCAAAAAAGTTCGTGATCCTAGCGTAAGCCTGAGTTTCAGACTGACCGTTGGTGTTATTTACTGCTGTAATTTTAAGTGCCATGATGTTAGTTCCAAGGTAAAGGAGCAGGTTGGGGTGTAGGAATAGCGGCTTGAGCAATTAGGAAATCAACTTCGGTTTCCATGTTCGTTACACGCTCTGGGCCAAGGGCGGCTTGTGTCCACGCCAAAGCTTGTTCCTGTGTGATTTGGTCAAACGGCGTGAAGTCATCGGGGTTTGCAGGTAGCAAGTTGACCGAGTAGTTGACCTGTTGTCCGTCTTTGGCAATGGTGAAATTGCTCATCACAACGGTTTGCGGTTCAGGCGTGTTCATGACCTGAAGTGAATTGATTGTCCATACAAATGCCATGATTACTCCTGAGTGATGGCTTGCGCCTTGACTTGCTCAAATTGAGCGGCTTCTTGTTGCTGTTTGGCAATGTTGTTCATCACCAGAAAAGCACCTGTCTTAGACGGCATTTCGCCCAAAACGTCCATGATGAATTTTACTTCGTCGTCTGATAATTCAAGTTTCATATGTTCTCCTGTTAGAAAGTCATTTCGGTTGTGCGTACCTGACACACGGTTCGTATTGTAGTACTCGCTTGCCCTGTGAATGTTACTGCTAAACCGCCGTTTGTGGTATCTGCTGTAACTGCGATTGCCCAAGTCGATGCGCCTACGTCGCCGTAAGTAGAGGTAACCGTGCTTCCAACAAGGGTTGTAGCGGCGGCATTAGCACCACGCTTAATCACACCCTCAATAGTCCATCCTTTTGTGTTGCCACCGCCTGTTACACCTGCTACTACTTCTCCTGTAAAAAAATAGGCTGAGTTGTTGGGCAAAATTACTTGGTTGGTTGTGGATGCCGCACCTGTATCTGAACGCAATACAGTTGGAGTTGCATCTGTTGTTTGCCGAGCAAGAACAAGTAATGCGGTTTGACTTAATCCAGAACCAAATGCAATAGGTTGAGCGCAAGGTGAAAAAACAACATTTCCGTTAATACTTCTTGTCCATCCTAATTGCCCACCAACAACTGTTGCATAAGAACCAGTCGCAACATTATCAGAACCACCTGTAATAGTTGCGGCAGTTCCATTAGCATTATTGGTTTGACCACCAGATACTGTTGCTATCGTTCCGCCTGCTACATTATTCCAACCACCAGAAACAGTAGATAAAGTGCCACTTGCAATATTGCTAAATATGCTTCCTCCATCAGTACCCCCACCCGCAACAGTAGAGCCAATACCCGACGCTACATTCTTGCGTCCACCGCCAACGAAACTCCAATCACCAGAAGCAACATTTCTGTTACCAGCCGTTCCCGCATCACCACCACCGCCAATAAAGGAATATGAACCAGTAGCGGTGTTGTTTCCACCACCTACTACTACTCCGTGGGGGGTAAAGAAACTGAGTGTGCTAGTTGATGAGCCTGATGCTACTTTGGAAAGGGTAAGTGATGTACCAGAAATAGCGGCTACATAGGTGTCGTCACCAATAGATGTTCCGCTAATGTACTGACCAACTTTAATGTTGGCATTTGAGCCTGACAATGTAACCGCTGTTGTAGCGTTCATTGTGCCAGATTGGGTTGTTACAGCAGAAGACGAAGTTCCACTATTTGTAAAACCACCACCAATAAAATTAAAAACTCCTGACGCGGTGTTACTCTTTCCACCTACGATATTTTGATAAGCATTTGTTCCTGTGGTATTTGAAGAACCCCCGCCAATGAAACTATACGTTGCAGTATTTGTATTATTTTGACCGCCAAAAATACCAGAATAAGTATTTGAAACAGCGTTAGTAGCACCACCACCAATATTAGAAGCCGTGGCAGATACAGTATTAGAAACACCGCCTGAAATTGTAGACCATTGACCAGATGCAACTTGAGCCGCTGTAGCCCTAGCAGTACTCCAATCCACCGCATTAGCACCCCTAGCATTACCGCCTGTGGCTGTGGAATCTGTTTGTTGAGCCTGTAGCGCACCAGTACCTTTTGGTTGTAGGACTAATGGGATGTTTGTGTCTGAGCCTTGAGATGATAGAACAGGGGCAGAACCAGAAGCAGAGCCATAAACTTGTAATGTATTGACTGTGCCAACACCACTATCTACAACAAGAAATTGTGTTCCAGAACCTGTTTGAAAAGCATGGCGACTGGTTGAACCAGTACCTTTTGCGACATAAGTTAATCCAATAGAACTATCACTACCTTGAGCAGAAAGCGTAGGTCTTGCACCAGTAGCCGCCCCCGTTACTTGTACATAGTTAACAGCAGAGGCTGTGTGGGCTACTCGGAGTTGTTCAACACCAACACCTCCTGTTGTAAAAATTACAGGGCTTATGCCTTTTGAGGCTAAATATGATGGGATGTTTGTTGAAGCACCATCTGCAACAAGAACAACGCCACCACCAGCAGTACCTTGCGCTTTATAAAAGTTTGTTGCAGTACCGCCCGCAAAAGTGTCGCCAACCCTAAATTGCGTACCATTGCCAGAGTTTAAATTGACATTACCAGTACCCTTGGTAGTCAGGTTTATGTCAATGTTGGTGTCTGAGCCAGCAACAGAATGAATAGGGCCAGAGCCTGTAGCAGAACCTGTTAGTTGATGGTAATTGACTGCTGATGCGGTGTGGGAAACACGGGCTTGTTCAACGCCTTGATTACTGAACTGATGTACGCTTGCTGCGTACCTAATTGGATACCAACTAACTCCAGGTGAAATTGCTGAAATTGTTGCCCCGTTGGATGTATCAAAAGCGAAACCAAGTGCGCCAGAACCCGCACCAGAAGCAGTGTTGATGTTTCCGAAAATTGCTGTTTTGGAATCCCAACCACTGCCAAGAGTATATCCAGTATCAAGTTTGACACCAAATTTTCCTGCTGTGGATGTATCTCCAACAGAAGTCGACCCAGAAGTTGTGCTTAGGCGCGTCTGTCCAGTAGCAGTAAGCGTAGTAAACGTACCAGCCGCAGGGGTTGTTGCTCCAACTGTTGTGCCGTTGATTGTGCCGCCTGTGATGGCGACATTGGCTGGATCGTATGAATCGGTGTTGTCTACCTTCTGCCAGATAGAGCCATTAAAGATAGCCCAGTCACCAACCTGCCAGTCGGTAATGCCGTTCAGATTGGTTGTGCCTGCTACGTCGACGACGTAGTAATACCCCTGCACACCTACACTGCTAGTTAATGTAGGCGTATTTGTAGATGCGTTCCAAGTCCCTTGGTATCCAACAAGGCCGACAGAGCCAGCCGATGCCCAACCGGTTCCAGTCAGAACATAGCCCTCTTGCCCAGCTAAAGGCTGTGGAACCTCACCTTGTATCCCGTCAGTTGACGCTGTGGGAGCGGTAAAGGTTCCAAAATCTACTATACCCGTGTGTGGGGCAATAGACATTTACAAACTCGCTATAAATGCTTGGTGTTTAGCCAATAAATCTGCTTTGATTACTGCAATGTCTGCATTAGCCGTATCTAGTTCTGCCTTCGCTTTTTCAAGTGCTTGCAGTTTAGACGCATACTCAGTCATCTGATCGTTTGCACTTTTTTGGAGTGCGGCTGCACCAGCCATTGCTTTTTGGGCATCTGCAAGTTTTGCTTGTGCTTCAGTATCAGCGGCTTGTGCTTTGGCTGTCAGCGCATCCGCTTTAGCTTGTGCAGTCTTAACGAGTTCTGTAGCCTGTGCTTTAGCATCCGCTATTGTGCTTGCTGCCTCTGCTGATGCTTTTTCTAACGCTGCTTGTGAATCAGCCGCATTTTGAGCAACCGTATCACGCAACTTTAGAATCTCATCCGCAGGAGCCACCAACTCAATATACTTTTTGTTCTCAGCCGTCGCCGCTTCTAATGCGTCTACTTTTGCTTTATAAGCAGCGGGGTTGGCAACAACCGTGAGCAGATCCATAAGCTGGCTTGAACCACCACCCCCCATTGGAGTTCCGTCTTGGTTATACGTGGTCATGATAATCCTCCGCCACCGGCTTGGATAATGGTCAATGTTGCAGAACCTGTAGTGCCAGTGTCTAAAACTAAACGAACACCTGTGCAAGGATACGCAATGTTTCCGTTAAAGTTCGCTGTTGCTGGTGTTCCAGAAGGTGTGGACGGGTGATAGAACCATGTTGCTGAAGAGGGAGTAAATCCCGCAGCAAATACATCGTCAAACGTGTATTGGACATAGGCATTCACCGTTCCAGTAATTACCAACGCAAGCCCCCAATTTGCAGGGGATACATAGGTATCTACTGGATAGACGTTGGAGTTACCGACTCCCCTAACGGTTAGTCTGACTGGGCGCATTTTACGCTCCTATCAGACTTGGCTAGGGTTAGCAGCACCATCAGAATCGCGCACGATGTACTCAACAGTAACAGTAATCGTACCAGCAGTAGCGTCAGCAGTGGCTGCGGTAAACGTACCAAAGATGATTGCGTCTGTTGTGCCGATGCTGTCATAAACACCTGAAGTTGCCGCTGCGATGGTAGCTGGAGAAGTCTGAACCGCTGAAGTGCCCGTGTTGACTGTTGTCATGTACAGGTTAGCCGTGCCAGAACTGCCAATGGTAACGCCGCAGTTAGTAGCGCCAGTCAAGGCAACATTTACTTCAAGGCCAAAGCGAAGAATCTTAGCGCCAGCAGGAAGCACAAACATCTGTTGTGCTGTGGGGCTTGCCAAAATAACAGAAGCAGGAGCCGTATAAGTTTGGGCAACAGTAGTTGCGCCCATGTTGCGAATAGAGCCAGCAGTTGTGCCAGTAGTGTTTTTAACAGTGCCGAGCAGCCAAGGGCCAAGGTGTGATGCGAATCCCATGATGTTTCCTTACATACAAGTTAAGTGCATCAATCTGTATGTCGTCAGCCGGGACTGTTTGATGCACCGGTGATCCCGGATTACTTTGTTTATACCACTACGCTTACTTGGGCGCAACAAGTTTGTTTGATTTCTTTAAATTTTCTTCTTGCGTGATGACGCGCAGGTTCCACGGGACATGCAAGCCACAGACTTCATGCGATTGCAATGGCACGATGTGGTCGACCACGTATTGTTCGCCAGTGGTCTTGGACATGGTAATGGCTATCTGATAAAGCTGGCGTATTTCAGATTTTTGTTTGTGCGTCAGCCACGGCGGGGTGGCATCACGAAACCGACGACGGCGAAAACTGGTAAGTGTTTTGTACAAGTCAGGGTTACTTTGCTTGTACTTATTCTTGTACGCCTGTTTTTCTGTTGTGGGACGTGCTTGTGCGCGGGCAATAACCTGTGCCCTATTTTTCTCATAATACCGCTGTTTAGCTTCTCCACCTGCATCTGACTTGTTGTACTGCTTGAAGTACTCCGCGCGGTTGCTACTGCCTTTTTCCCACTCAACTTTTAAACATTCTACACACGCGCCTTTGGTTTTGCGTGCAACTATGTGCCCGTGCTTGCAAGGCTGTCCAGTGAAATAATACTTGGCACCAGTAGCTTTAGCTTCGGCGCGGGTCTTGGGCAAGTTGGTAGTGTCCACGTTAGCTCCTGTGTTACGACACAGGTAATATACCACAACCAAAACAAAAATCAACACCCAAAGAAAAAGGGCCCTTCGGGGCCCTTTTAGTAGTACTTTTGGTACTAATTTCAGGATGTACCGGGTGAACCGAAGACACCCAGAGGGTCAGACCAGCCAAAGCTGTAACGCTCACGGGCCTTGTAACGGACGTTGCCGGTATCAAAATCCCCATCCATTGAGTTTTGCAATGGAGTGCGTTCGAAGTGCTTCAAACCGTTAGGTACATCTGTACACAAGAACCAAGCATTATTGTCGGTCAAGAAGTGGTTAACGGTGTAGCCTTCAGGGATAGAACCGTTGTTCTTGAGCGCGTTAATGTCGTTGTCGGTTGTGCCAACACGCAAAGAAGTCTCAAGCAAACGAGTTGCAACGAACATCAGTGCAGGTGGAACAATCAACTTACGTGGCTTGGCAGCGATCAACAGACCGCGCTCATCAGTCCAAGCGGCGATTTGAATAACGGCATTCTCAAGAGAAGTTTCGTTCAAATCAGCGTTTGTTGATGGACGGTTGCTGTTAGTAGCGCCGTTGACCAAGGGGTGTGCAGTGCTAAACAAAGCAACGCCGTCGCCACCGGGATAAGCGGCAGAGAAACCATTGTTGATAACGTTTGCAGCTTTAACCTGCTTGGTGTAAGACATAGCGCGAGCCAAGGCTTTGGTGTAACGAGCAGACAGGCTGTCATACAAGTTATCTTCCACAGCTTCTTCCGTGATGGAGAAGCCCAGAGCAATAGTCTCGTGGTTGTAACGTGCTGTGAAAGCTTCCTGTGCATTGTCATAAGCGATGGCAGAGCCCTCACTCTTAACAGGTGCAGCAGAGAAACCAGACAGTTTTGTCTCTTCTTCAAAAGAACGCTCAGATTTCTCTGTTTCGTAGAGTTCTTTGTGCTCTTCGCCGTAACGAGCGTACTCCAAACCAAACAAAGCGTTCAGGCCCGGGAGGAGTTCTTTAAGTAGTTGTGCGCGTGAAATAGCCATTTTAAATTACTCCTTAAGCAATGCTGGTGCCAGCATAGTACTGATGCTGACCAAAGTTAATTTTGACCAAGATCTCTGGGTACTGCATGAGCACAAGCGTAGAGCTAGCACCAAACGCAACAGCGGGAGCTTGATTCAAAATAAACGATGTAGCACCGGCGGATGCGGCGGTGTCGACAAAAGAACCGGAAGAAATGTACTGTCCATTTGAATCCAGCGAACCAACGTCTGTACCAACAGGCAACGCGAACGGCAAAGCCGAGCAAGTTACGGTAGCGGTAGAAATGCTGGTATAAGTTACTGTACCTAAAGTAACAGCCGTGTCAGTCACCAAACCAAGCACGCGAACGGGCAAGGAAGAGGTGGTTGCAGGAGTGTCGCTCGGTGCAAGAATGGCATTTTTAGAGTTGCCAGTTGCAGTGCTACCTGTGTTGTTAATCATGGCCAAGTTTTGGCCAATCATGGCGCGAGCGCCAGAAGCAACAGCAGTAGTAGCAGAACAAACGACACCTTTAAACACCGTGTCAGGATCATCACAAACAATCGCAACAGCGTCACCAGCTGCAGTTGATGCAGGCCAGTATTGCTGGAATTGCTTTTGTTTTGTAACGGGGTTAGTAAACGAGCATCCCAAGAAGATACCTGTTTGATTGCCTGCTGTGCCAGTAGACACAGACAGACGCACGATTTCACCACGAGACAAACCTACGTAATCGCCGTAGAAAATGTTTGTAGAGTAACCGTTTGTAATCGGATACTCACGAGTAGAACCCGCAAATACCTGACCTCCGATCAAATTGATCGGTTTTAGCCCGTAAGGGGCGTCGATAACCGGATAAGCCATAAAAGACTCCTATGTTTATTTAGAACCAGAACCAAACCCATTTCCGCGTGTTGAAGTCGACTTGCGGTCGGAAAACAACGGCATCCTTGGGTCATTATTTCGCATGAAGTGGTTGTCCACTGAGTCCATCTGGTTTTGAGCTTGATTGCTGTAGTACTCCGCCATTGCAGCCAACTGACCCTTATGAATCTTGCAAAGCATAAGTCCGCCAATCTCAACGTTGCCAGTAACGGGGTGTCCCTCAATCATCAATTCCGGATGGTCTACTGCCTTAACCGGTACCCAGCCGTCGCGAGTCTTGCGAGACACGTTGGTTGGATCAGCTTGTCCCAGAACATGAGTCGCAATATAGCGGAACTCAAAATCTGGATCAGGTGTCGGATCGGGCAGGGCACTCGACGGTTTGTAAACGTATCGAGTTTGTTTTTCGCGTGTTTTTAAATCACGTTGTGTGCGGTCTTGTGTTTCAGCCATTCTGTCTCTCCAGTTTCATCACTTCAGCAGCATACTGCTGCGGGGTTAGTCCATACTTTTTAGCCAACGCAACTTGCGTCGTAGTTAGCTTCACCTTTCCTGCACTCGTAGAACGAGACGCAGAAGCAACGACCGTGGAAGGCTTCTTGACTGCCTCACCAGACCTTTTGTCTCGTGATCCACTGAAAATATCAGGGAACGTCGACCTCATGCGAGCATCAATCTGCTCGAAGTATTCCTCAGAGCGGGGGTCAACCCCGTTTGTGACTAGTTTTTGATGCAGCCCTAGTGCGTAGCTGGTGTATTCTTCAAACCCTTGTGACCCGAACCACTGGTTTTTAGCCTGCCAGCGCAGCGTTTTTTCGTCCGGTTCAGCCTTCGCAGGCTGGGTTTGTTGAGTTTGTACCTCAAAATTTTCTTCCTGTAAAGGGGCAGGACGATAATTTTTTGTTTGTTCAACTTTTATTTTGGCATCCATCACCGCTTCTTGAGCTTCAATGATGGCGTCCGTGTCAAAAGACTCCTGTGCTGCTTTGAGTTTGCGACGCGCCATGTCCAGTTCGGAGTCGGCACGCTGTTTAGCACCCTCAATTACTGCTTCCTGCCCAGTATATACGTTTTGTTTAAGTCTTTTGTTTTCTTCTACAAGATGTTGTGCAAGACGCTCAAGCTCTTGTTTCTCCCGCATCGTGGCTTCTTTGACTCGGCGCTCGTCATGACGGGCGTGCGTCAGCTCTTTGATTCGGTTCTTCACCTTGTCGGAGTACGACTCAATTTCTTCGTCAGTTGGATCAAGAACTTCTTTGTCCAAGGGCTTGCGGCCCCTGTCACGTTCAGGCGTGTCGTCTTCAATTTCTATGTCAACTTCGCCTTCCACCTCAATTTCAATCTCGGGCGGGTTCTTGTCTTCAATTTCGTCTGGGAACTTATATGGTTCAGCCATTTTTACTCCTTCAAGCGTGGGTTATTCCACGAGGGTCTTGCACAACAGCATCAACTTGGTCGTCGTTGATGAGACGGAACTCTTTGCCATAGATCTTGACTCGCGTACCAGAATACGTACGTACAAGCACAAAATCACCTTCTTTGCACCATGCTCCTGCGGGGAACTTGGCGGGGTCTTTATACGCATCTGGGCCAACCTTCATCACAAACAGCACGGTTGTTGAGTGCTCTTCTTGACGCATAGTGGCTGTTGGTTTGTACAAATCAGTGCCTTCAATCTTTTCAGAGACGTCTGGCACAGCGCACAAAATCTTCCAACCTGTGGGGTCGGGTAGTTGTCGTGCTTTTTCTTCGTCCGTAGCTTCTGGGGCGGGTGCCGCCATCGGCTCGATAGTTTCAGGCAGTGCAAAAGCACCGGGAGACAAATCAAGATTACTCATCTGATTCTTCAACTTTCTGCAGCAGGTCGATTAGATAACGCTCTGCGAGTGCTAGACCCGAAATAACACCACAGAGTTTTTGATATTCTTCAAATGATCGACACGAACCGCCTGCGAGATCGTCGGCGTAGTTGTTCATGTCAGTGCGTAATTTTTCGCGCAATACGCGTGCGAATTCTTGGATCATTTTCTAGAACCTTGGTTCCTGCTGTTTGAGAGCGCAGCAGTTCGCGCTTGTAAATCCATCTGGGCTTTACTCTTTGCGATGTCAGTGCCCAGCTGCACGCCAGCACGCTCTTGCTCAAACTGTTGTTTGCTTTTGCTCTCGTTGATCTGCGCACCAACCTTGAGAGAGTCAAGCTCCAAGTTGCCTTTGACTTTTTCTTCTTCCAACGACTGCTTGTCGGAAGCAATGGCGGCGTCGATCATCATCTTTTGTTTCTTCAACTCCAGCTCGCCTTGTTTGATCTGCAACTCCTGCATCTGAAGCTGCAAGACTGGGTCTTGTGCTTGTTGCTGTGCTTGCTGCTGGGCAGCTTGCGCTTGGTTCTGCATCAACACCTGATTGGCCGCTTGAGCCATCATTGCCGAGAGCGCAATCTCCACTTGTGGTGGCAACTTCTCGTCTTCGGGAGGCAGGGGCATACCCAACTGCTGCTCGATCTGCTGGCGCATTTTGTAGCCAACGTGTTCTGCAATGTGCGCAGTAAGTGCTCCCATGATCTTGGGAGCCTGTGGGTTCTGGCCAATGAACTGCTGAATCGTTGGGTCTTGCATCATCATCATGTGCACTTGGATATGTGACTGATGGTCTTGGTGCAGGAACGCCTTGAGCGGTGTACCCTTGAGTGCGTTCTGATTCTCTTGCACTGGATCAATCGGTTTCTGATCGTCCTCAATCGGTACAAGTTTTTCTGCATTCTTGATACCCAACACGTCCAGCATCCCGCGATGCAACTCTGGCAAGTTGTAAATGTCCGGAGCCATCTGCGCCATCTGGATCACAGCTTGGTACTGCACCACACGCTGGCTCATCGTCGCCGCATTGGGGTCAGACACAGGGATCACGTCCACCAAGTCATAGTCCGCTTGTTTAGCTTTGCGGTTGCCGTACTCTGGATCGTACGTGTAGTCTGGATCAGTGTAGTCACGGATCAGGTTCTTCAAGAGTTTTAACTCTTGCTTCAATGCAAAGTGCACACGAGCCTGCACAGCGGACATCACCTTAAGCTGTCTCTCTAGCAACGCCAGCGTTGTACCCACGGGCGCGTTCGCGCTCATGTCGGAGACCTTCATGTCTGAGGTAGATGCGAAGCGGCGGCCTTCTTCAACAATGTTGTTGAGCAAGTTGTATAGCGTAGCGCTTGGCTCTTTGTATGGCAGGGGCAGGATGTTGTCCCGAATGTTGCCAGAACCAATGTCTACATCTCGCCACTCTCCGGGGGCAATCGGTGTGTCATCACCTTTAATCCGAAGGCCACGGGACTTAAGTCCACCCGGTAAGTTTGACAGTGTGCCCGCATCCACCAGCTGGCGCATGAGAGATGTTGCAGATTTGGCAAAGCCGCCGATGAGGTGGAACAAGCCAAAACCGTAGGCTCCGAAGCCGGGGATGTATTGGTAGTGGACGAAGTGCTGGCGCTTAAGTTTGAGGTCATCGTCTTCTTTCCAATTTCTACGAATAGACAAGATATCGTTCGTGCCTTTGATGATGGTTACAACATAGGGCAGCATGATGCCCGTCTTCTCACCCTCTTCGTCCTCGTCTTCGTAGCCTTCAAGGTCTAGGTCAACGTGGCACTCAAGCAAGATGTAGCGCTCATCGTTCAGGTCGCTAAAGCCTGTTTCTTTATCCTTGGCTTTCTGAATTTCTGTCTGCTCACGCGTGGGGTCAGACAACTCAACGTCGTCAAGGTAAAACCCTGACTGCTGAAGCTTGATAATCTCGTTCTTTGTTTTGCGCATCACATGCGTGACGCGGTGGCATGTATCTAAATCTGTCGCGCCGTATGGAAGGATGATGTCTTCTGCAGGAATAAACATCGAGACTTGACGTCCCAAGCTGGGATCAAAGTACACCTTCTTAAACGCGGAACCGGTAGCGGGAAGTGACCACAGCATGCGCTCATGCTCAGCGCGGAACTCCACCATGTTCTCTGTCAACTCAAAGTTCATGTCTTCTTCAACGTTGGCCGCTTTCTCCCTTGTCTCTGGGGAATCTTTACCAACTATTTTTGTACGCACAGGGCCACGAGCAGGGAACGTCTCGGTGATTGTCTCGGC